TCGAATGTACCATTAGTAATTAAATTACCTGTTGTGTTAATATCTGCAAAAGTTATAACAGGTATAAGTAAAATTAAATATTTCATTTTCTTTCAGGTGCTGGTATTTCTTGTTCGTTACTTCCGTAAATTGTCATTTCGCCTAATGTGACTCTGTGTGTTGCACAACTTACTAACAATAAACTACTTATTAATATTAGTATTTTCATTAATCATTCCTGATGGAATAGGTTTATTATTCCATTTGTTAACATTTAATTTTTGAAAGCCACCTATTTCTATCCATCTTGCTTTTGCTTGGACACCAATAAGTCCATCTATTGGACAAGGAGTTCCTGCGTCCATCATACTTTGCCATACATTTTCGTCTTGACACATAAGACTAATACTGGCTACTTTCATGCCTAATTTGTTTAAAAGTTCTGCTTTTTTTCGTCTTTCGCACTCTTCATCTGCATAATAATTACCTGCAGAAAAAGCAAACCCAATAGTTGTCATGCCTAAACTCAATGGAATAACACATGAACCTTGTCCATAAACAGACATTGCAGGTGCATTTGATGGTGCAACAGCAGTTTTTTGATTCGTACTATTATTTGTTTCATTATTTGTAGTAGTATTTGAGCTACTACCTGATTGATACGTTGTGCTGCTCTCGTAGCCTCCGGTTATTGCCGTGTTTGACCCAGCATTATTAGATTGTGTATTTGTTGTAGCACCTGATGAAGTAACATCAGATACTGATGATTCAATACTTAATAAAATAATAAGGATTGTAAGTACAAATAATGCACCTTTTAACTTCGACATTTCCATTTTCTCAATGCTAATGCTTTTCTTGTTGGTCTACCTTTGCTGTCTTTCATAGGACCTTTAACTCCTGACATTCTTGCACAAAAACTTGCACGTCTTTTAGCTGCTTTTGAACCGGCTTTTACTTTTCCTGTTACAGGTCTTTTTAAATTAGAGCCTTGTGTTCTTTTAAAAAATTTTCTACCAGCCTCATTTAGCCCACCTGTCTTAGATTGATATTTTTTAGCTACCATTTTATTTCCTTGTTAGTGAACCACCAAAATACAATCCAATAATAGAAAATATTGTATGTGATTGTAGATTAGTTATATAAATTGTGTTGCCTGACTCAAAATATGATGTCTCATAAGTCTCTCCAAATATCCACCACCCCGAATCTGCTTCTGTCATTATCTGATATGCAATGTTTACGTCAGTAAATATAGGTGCAACAATTGGTACTACTATAATTGAGAATACACACATCAGGGCTATCCAACGCCTTGTGTGTTTGGTATGTGGGTCTGTTACTTGCCTAGCCTTGTCTGTTTGTTTAGCTGCAAACTCTGCTCGTTGCATTAACATTTTTTCTCTTTCTGCTTGTGCTTGTCCTTTTTGTGCAACTATTGACATAATGCCGCCAAGAACAGTCGAAGCTAACATGCTTAATAGCTCCATTGGTATTCCCATCATCTATAAAACTCCTCTCTTGATGAGTCAGGTAGTGTTCCTATAACTGCTCCACCATATTCGACTCCTGATTGTCTTAATAATTCTAAATACTTTCTAAATGCTTCAGGATTTGCTATTTGTAATGCTCTTTCTCTAATTCTATTAGTTTTGTCAGCAAGTCTTAATTCTTTTGATAATTCGTCTCTTACTCTAGTCGCTGCTTCTCTACCTGTTGCTGTTTCTAAATTAGCTTGTTGTATAAGTTTTTGCCCGTAAGGTTTAGATAAAAGTCTGCTGAATCCGTACATAATTCCTAATGACGCTAAAGAACCGATTGGACCACCAAACGAATAACCTAAAATACCAACACTACCAATACCTATACTGCCTTTTGACAATACTGCGTTACGTAAAACAAAATTATTTAAATTAGGTT